GTAAAAAACTTTGGTGCAGATGTTATTAAGGGTCTTGCGGGTCTTGGTGAAGATACGGAATAAAATTACTAAATATACCTAATAGGTAGAGGAATCAATGAAACTTATTACAGAAGAAAACCTAGACGTTCATTATCTTGTAGAGTCCGATGGTAAGGGTGGCAAGAACCACTTTATCACCGGCATCTTTATGCAGGCCGAAAAACAGAACCGTAATGGTCGTGTTTATCCTATGCATGTTCTAAACAAGGAAGCAGATCGTTATAATAGGGAATATGTTTCAAAGAACCGTGCCTTTGGTGAACTAGGTCATCCAGAGAATCCTCAAATCAACCTAGATAGAGTTTCACATCTTATTACATCATTACATCGTGACGGTAATAACTTTATTGGTAAAGCAAAGATTTTAGATACTCCAAACGGTAAAATCGTTAAGAGTTTATTAGATGGTGGTGCAAGTCTTGGTGTTTCCACAAGAGGCGTAGGGTCTCTAAGGGCACACAATGGGTACCAACAGGTACAGGACGACTATAAACTTGCCACAGCAGCAGATGTTGTAGCAGATCCATCCGCACCAGACGCTTTCGTTCGTGGTATTATGGAAGGTAAAGAATGGGTATTCTTGAATGGTCATTGGACCGAACAGAATAATGATTATGCAAGAAAACTCATTAAAGAAACTTCCCGCCATGATTTAGAAGAAGTGGCATTAAAGATTTTCGAGAATTATATCTCAAAACTTTAAAATACTAAATAAACGGTAATACTGAAAAGGAGTATATTCTAAATGACATCACTAACAGAAGCAGCAAAGGCTGTTCTAGAAGGTAGAGTCCTAGAGGAGGGTGCTTATCCAGAGGTTTCTCCAGGTAAGATTTCAAACCCAAATCCTGTAGATAATTCTACTGTCTCTACAGTTAATGCTAAGACACTACATCCAGGCACAAAGGCCAAGGAAGAACGCCACGGTCAAGGTGGTGCTGGTTCATCCGATACCGGTGCTTTCCCAGGTGCTGAGGATCTAGGTGGTGCTACACCAACATCCACAGCAAAAGAAAACCTTGGTGCTAAGGCTGCTGGTAAGACCGGTAAGGACACATCTAAGTCCTCCCGTTCTAACGTTGCTGCCGAACCAACCAAGAAACTATCCGAAGATGAAGAAGTTGAAGGCGATACAATCGTAGCAGAAGCAGATGAAAATGCTGTTGCCGAGCGTGTTGCTATCATCAAGGAAGCAGCCAAAAAGTCCAAGAAAAAAGACGATGATAAGGACGATTCTGACGACATGCCTTGCATGAAGGAAGAGGAAGAGTTCGAACTATCCGAAGAACTAGAAGCCTTTATTGAAGAAGGTATTGAACTAGGTCTATCAGAAGAAGAAATTCTTGCTGCTATCGATGAAAACTTCGAAATGATTTCAGAAGAAGAAGTTGAAGAATCCGCAGTTGAGTCATATCAGGTAGATATGTCTGAGCATGTTAATGCCCTTCTAGAAGGTGAAAACCTATCTGAGGAGTTCCATGCCAAGGCCACAACAATCTTCGAAGCAGCCGTTAAGGCAAAGCTAGAAGAAGAAGTTGCCCTACTAGAGCAGGCATATGCCGAGACACTAGAAGAAAGAGTTGCTGAAATTCAGGAATCTCTAGCAGCAGACGTTGACAACTATCTAAACTACGTTGTTGAACAATGGATCGAAGAAAATGAAGTTGCTGTTGAGTCCGCTCTCCGTAGCGAACTTACAGAGGACTTTATCTCTGGTCTCCGTTCACTATTTGCAGAACACTACATCGACATTCCAGAGGATTCAGTCAATGTAGTTGAGGAACTATCACAGACCGTTGAATCTCTTGAAGCAAAGCTAAACGAAGAAATCGAACGCAATGTTGCCCTAACCGGCATGATTTCTGAGTCACGCAAGAGTGAATTGACCTCTTATGTCTGTGAAGGTCTTACAACAACCCAGGCCGAGAAACTAAAAGGTCTTGTTGAGGGTGTTGAATATTCCAACGATGACGATTTTATCGAAAAGATTTCTACACTAAGAGAAAACTATTTCCCCGCCACAGTCAAGAGCGACAACGTTCTTGATAAGGTAGAAGTCTCTGCCGACCCACAGGCCCTAACCGAAGGTAACCTAAACGGTCCAATGAGCCGCTACGTCCAGGCTATCGGAAAAACTAAACTAATCTAACTTTAGTAAGAAAGAAGGAAACTAAAATGTATCTTACAGAAAATCTAGAGTCTAAGTGGTCCCCAGTTCTGGACCATAATGGCCTAACAGCAATTAAGGATCCCTATCGTCGTGCGGTTACCGCCGTCGTTCTAGAGAACCAAGAAAAGGCAATGGCTGAGGAAGCCCGCACACTAAACGAAGCTGCTCCAACTAACTCTGGTGGTGGTCTAGGTGCTGGTACAGCAATTGGTTCATACGACCCAATTCTTATCTCCCTAGTTCGTCGTGCGCTTCCAAACCTAATCGCATACGATGTCTGCGGCGTTCAGCCAATGACTGGTCCAACCGGACTTATCTTCGCTATGCGTTCACGCTATAAGCAGCAGACCGTTCCATACGGTCAGACTCCTGCAACCGCTAACGAAGCACTATTCTTCGAAGCTAACTCTGCTTTCTCTTCCCAGAACGCAGCTGGTGGTTTCTCTGATGCCGTTATCGGTGATGCTGCCAATACAAACCCAGTTGCTAACCTAGGTTCAGGTACAGCATTTGGTGTTGGTAAGGGTATGTCCACCGCAGAAGCAGAAGCACTAGGTGATGGCACCGACGGCAATGCATTTGCTGAAATGGCATTCAACATCGACAAGGTAACTGTTACTGCTCGTAGCCGTGCGCTAAAGGCAGAATACACCACTGAACTTGCACAGGACCTAAAAGCAATCCACGGTCTTGACGCAGAGACAGAACTAGCAAACATCCTATCCACCGAAATTCTAGCAGAAATCAATCGTGAAGTTATTCGCACGATCTATCGTTCTGCTACAATCGGTGCTCAGTATGGTGTTACAACTGCTGGTACTTTCGATCTTGACACCGACTCAAACGGTCGTTGGTCAGTTGAAAAGTTCAAGGGCCTAATCTTCCACATCGAAAGAGAAGCTAACGCTATCGCCAAGGCAACCCGTCGTGGCAAGGGTAACGTCATGATCGTTTCATCTGACGTTGCATCCGCCATGGCAATGGCCGGTGTTCTTTCTTATACACCTGCTCTATCTGCCGACCTAACCGTTGATGATACCGGTAACACCTTCGTTGGTATGCTACACGGCCGCATCAAGGTTTACATCGATCCTTACTTCGGTGGTTCCGCTAACGGTGACGAACTTGTAACAGTTGGTTTCCGTGGTCAGTCTCCATTCGACGCTGGTCTATTCTACTGCCCATACGTTCCACTACAGATGGTCCGTGCAATCGGTCAGGATACCTTCCAGCCAAAGATTGGATTCAAGACTCGTTACGGCATGGTTGCCAATCCATTCGCAACTAACGCAGGTGACGGTGTTGTTGGTGATCGCACAACCAACTCCGGTAATAACACAAACATCTATTACCGCATCTTCCGTGTTCGCAACCTAACCTAAGAGTTTGGTGCGTTAAACTAGAAAGCAGGGCTTCGGCCCTGCTTTTTTTATGCCTAAATAATAGACGGAGGCATCATGACTATAGAAAACTATAACGTAAACACACCAGAGAATACCTCTATTCTCCAGAGTACCAAATTTACGTTCTTGATTCCTGACAAACCCTTTCTAAAGTATTTCTGTCAGACCGTTTCTGTTCCGTCTGTATCAACCTCCGAGGTATTGGTACCTACACCATTCACCAATACATATCGTCACGGTGACAAGTTGGTGTTCGATGCTCTTACCATCACCGCTATCATCGATGAGGACCTTCGTATCTGGGAAGAAACCTATAAATGGTTAAAGTCGCTAACTCGTGTTACCGATTGGGAGGATTATGCTAGAAAACCTCACCAAAATTCCATTGATGCGCCTCTATACTTTGATGGATTCCTAACCGTCAATACTAATGCGAACAATCCTAACATTCGCATTAAGTTCCGTAACTGTCATCCTACTTCCATCGGCATGGTGTCCTTCGACACAAAGGTGGATGCTGACCTTATTCCTACCGCCGACTTTACCTTCCGTTATGATTACTATGAAGTTGAGAGATTGACTTCTCCGTAATAATGTAGTATAATACTGCTTTGGAAATGGAGTGAATATGAAACCGCCAGTAACTATTGACGGCCTTATGGCCGAATGGTCTAATGATGCCGTTATTGATCCTTCTGCTATGGAAAAGGAACTGTTAAAGATATCCTTCCTTCACGGAAAATATCTCAACATTATGTCCTATCATCGTCATATGATCCGCAAGATCGATGGTGAGTATAAGGATATGAAAGAGATTAGGCGTGAGTATTATATGGGTCATTCCGATCAAGAGACCCTAGAAAAGTATGGTTGGGATCAGTGGCAAGGTAATGCCATTACAATGAGAACATCCCAGGAAGAAAAACTCTCCACCGATCCTATTCTCACCAAGATACTACTCAAGAAAGGCCTTCATGAGGAGATTGTTAATTACTGTGAAATGGTATTAAAGTCTCTAAACTCTAGGACCTGGGACCTTGGTAATTATGTAAAGTATCTGCTATATACCAACCCTACTAAATAGGTGTATGAAGGTGTTGAAAATCTCGAATATGAACCACTCCTATATCAGGGTGGACTGTGATGTTGATGTAGCATGGGAACTCCGTGACGCCTTCGCTTTCCGTCCAGATGGATTCCAATTCGTACCGTCCTATAAGCAGAAACTTTGGGATGGTTATATCCGTATGTTTAACCCTAATACAAGAACTATCTATCGTGGTCTAGCACCTAAGGTTGTTGCGTGGGCCGAAGAAAGAGGTTATGAGATAGAATATACGGATCAGGTTTATGATACTTCATTCTCGTTAAGCGAGGCCGAGGAGTTTGTTGAGAAACTAAATCCTAAACATCCACCTAGAGATTATCAGATGGACGGTTTCGTCCATGCTATCCGATCCAAGAGAAAGATTGTTATCTCTCCTACCGGTTCGGGTAAGTCCTTGCTACAGTATATGATCTTCATGTATCTAATGAGACTAGGTAAAAGAGGACTACTAATCGTTCCTCGTGCTGCCCTTGTCGAACAGATGTATTCTGACTTTGAGGACTATTCGATCAAGAATGGTAAGGATATGTCTAAGTATTGTCACCGTGTATATGCCGGCAAGGATAAGAGTGTGGATGCTCCATTGGTTATCTCCACCTGGCAATCATTACAGAACCTACCTAAAGATTACTTTAAGCGGTTCGACTATGTGATTGTTGATGAGGTTCATGGTGCCGTGGAAAAGTCCCAGAATATGAAGGTAATGTCTAATATCGTTACCAACTGTGTTAATGCCGAGTATCGTATTGGTGTTACCGGAACTTTACCAAAAGGTCCTGGTGTAGATTATTCTCTGGTTGGTCTCTTTGGTGATATCTATAAAGTTATATCTTCCAAAGAACTGATGGAGAGAAAGCAACTGGCCGACCTTACGGTCAAATGCCTCATGTTAAAGTATAGTGAGGAAGAATGTCAGTATATGAAATCTGCGGACTACAAGTCGGAGATTAACTATATTGTATCAAACAAGGAAAGAAACAAGTTTATTTGCAACCTCGCATTGTCGTTGGAAGGAAACACCATCGTATTCTTTAACTATGTAGAGAAGCACGGTCAAGTCCTATACGAAATGCTACAAAAAAGAGTAAAGAACGGCCGAAAGGTGTTCTACATACATGGAGGAACAGACGTTGAGTCAAGAGAAGAAATTAGAAAGATACTCGAACAGGAGTCAAATGCTATATTGGTTGGCTCCGTTGGTGTTCTCAGCACTGGTACTAACATCGTGGCCTTGGATAATGTCATCTTTGCATCTCCTTCCAAGTCCAAGATCCGTAACCTTCAGTCCATTGGTCGTGGACTCCGTATTTCTGAAAAGAAACAATCCGCCACCTTATTTGATATCGCTGATGACTTCTCCTACAAAAAGCATCAAAACTATACCCTCAAGCATCTTATGGAGAGGATAAAAACCTACAGTGAAGAAGGGTTCCGGTTCAAGATATATAAGAT